TAAGAAAGTTTTGTTCAATGGAAGTATTATTGAGGTCAAGAGAGGTGAAAAAATAACATCACTCAGAAAGCTATCTGAACGATGGGGATGGAGTATAACGAAAACAAAGAAGTTTTTAAATTTGTTAAGTGATGAAAAAATGATTAGCTATAAAAGTGACAGTAAAAAAACGGTCTATAACATAGTAAATTACGAGGTTTATCAAGATAGCGAAAACACAAAAAGTAACACTGAAATAACACTGAAAGAAAACAGAAATAAAACAGAAATAAATCAAAAAGAAATCAAAAAGAAACAAACAATAATGAGTAATAATGAATTAATAATGAGTAATAACACTACAGGTGTTGTTCCCCCTCCAGCAGAAATGGATTTAGATAATCCAAAGTTAGCTGAACTTATAAAGCTGTATCAAGATTGTGGGTTTGGATTGATAACACCTTATAGTGCAAATATGTTACGTGACTATATGAATGAGTATAGCTATGAATGGGTCAAGAAAGCTATTGAGATAGCTGAACAAAATGGAGTTAGGACTTTAGCTTATATACGTGGAGTGCTGAATAAGAAAAAAACTGGAGCGGATAAGCCTAGAAATAATTTCAAGAAAAAAGAAACTTATTATAGACCAAAGCAGCAGGAAGAAACAAAACAAGCTGATAAGTTTAACAATAGTTTTAATACTATGCAAAATGCTTTTAGCAAGATGAGAAAAGAAAAGGAAGATGCGAAAAATGGCAAGACGAAATAAGTATAATGCAAAAAAAATCAAGATTGATGGACACACCTTTGACAGCAAAAGAGAAGCTGAAAGATATTGTGAATTGAAATTGTTTTTAAAAGCAGGAGAAATTAGAAATCTAGTGCTTCAACCTAGGTTCATATTACAAGATGAATTCTTTGACAAAAACGAGATAAAACATAAAAAGATTGAGTATGTAGCGGACTTTTTATATAACGATAAAGAAGGAAGAAATGTTGTTGAGGATGTAAAAGGTGTATTGACAGATGTTTATAAAATCAAGAAAAAGATGTTTTTAAAAATATATGATGAACATTACGATTTTAGGGAGATTAGATGAAAGGTTGGCACGATTATGAGATAAGGATTTGTAAGTCGCAGATTAGAAGTCACAGTGGAGAAAGCTTGACAAAAGTTTCTGAGAGTATTAGTAAGATTTTAAACAAAAGCAAGAATACTGTTACTAGATTTTTGAAGATGAATGATGAGCTTGTGGATTTTAGGAAGACTTATAATGTTTACACTTGGAATGAAAAAGTGGAAATGAAAATGATGGAAGAAATCGACAAGGAGATTGAAGAAGAACTTGCAAATGGCGGATTGGTTAAGAAAGGTGATTTCAAGATAACTTATCATACACAACCTAAAAGGACGTATGGTAAAAGCTGTATAAGCGATAAATTTGAGGTTGGTAAGAGTTATTATGTGTCTAATCACTGTGGCGAAAAGAGTAATAGTTTGAATAGGTTATGTGGTAACGCTAGGCTGATTAGTAAGACTGATAGGTTTGGTGTGTTTGATTTCAAGGATTATAAGTCGTGCTTTTTGTGGAACTGCTATGGAATTGACTGGAAAGCGAGGAATGTTAGATGAATATTGAAGAGTTGAATATAAAGATTAAGGAATGGGCTGTTATTCGAAACATAAACGAAAAAGGAACTATTCAAGGACAGGCTATTAAGACTATTGAGGAAATGAGTGAGCTTATCAAGGGAATCTGTAAGAATGATATTGATTTGATTAAGGATAGTATTGGTGATGTTTATGTGACTTTGGTTATTGGTTGTATGTTGAACAATAATAACATTTGTGAGAATTACATGAATGATGGAGGACGATTTAGGGATAGAGAGCGTATGTTACGAATGCTAGGAGATGAGATTGTCAATATTAGTAGTTGTGATGAGCCTTACGAGTATTTTTATGTTGTTAAATTGGTTAAATTACTGGAATTAATTGCGGATGAGTTCGATACTACTTTGAAAGAGTGTGTGAATCTTGCTTACTCCGAGATTAGCAGCAGAAAAGGTAAGATGGTGGACGGTGTTTTTGTCAAAGAGGAAGATTTGAAAAATCATGACTAAGAAGGAGTTGCAAAGGATCTACTTATTAGATTTGAGAATTAGTGCGGATATAAAAGAGTTGGAGAAGTTGAACTCTCTTAAATATTCGATTAGGTCTCCATCTGCATATAGTGAGAAGGTGCAATCAAGTGTTAGAAATGACAATGATTTAATTGAGAGGATTGTTGATTTGGAATGTAGCATTAACAAGAGGATTAGTGAACTAATCGATTTAAGAGAATGTTATAAGAAAAAGATTTGCGGCGTGGATGGGGAATATGGTGTTTTACTTAATTTGAGATATGTTCAGTGTTTAAAGTGGCAGGATATTGCTAAGATCATGCATCGAAGTGAGCAAACTATATTTAGATTACACGGTGAGGCTTTGAGTTTAATTAAAGATTTATAAAATATTGAGAGTAAATGAGAGTAAATGAGAGTATGAACTATGATATTATGATATTGGAGAAAGTTACAAATACGATGTAATATTTCACCTCCTTTTAAAATATTTAACCTGGAAGTCGACATGTTGTATCGGCTTTTTTGGTTGAAAAAATAATAAAATACTTGACAAGTGGTATCATATATGGTATTATATAATCATAAAGGAGGTAGAAATGCCAAGCGTTGATAAAATAATAAAAAAAGCCAAACAAGGTGGTACGAATATTTCATATAAAGAAATTATTAAGGTTTTAGAATATATGGGATATAAACATAGTAGAACAAAAGGAGATCATTTCCAGTATACAAAAAAATATAGAGATGTGTTTACTGTTGTTGGTGATAATCCTGCAAAGAAGTATCAAATCGAAGAGTTATTGGTGAGATTAAAGGAAGAGGGTATTATTTAGATACTTTCTTCCATAAAACGAACGCTTGGTGTGCTATATATGAGTTCGTGTGAAAAAGAAATTTTGGAGAAAGCGAAAGATTTTTATAATTTAGACTATACAAAGATTATAAAAAAAGTTGATGATGAAAGTGGAAGTTATTTTGTAGGTAGTTTCTTGGAAATTCCAGAAGCAAAGACTAACGCTGACGATATGATATCGTTGCAAGATAGGATGCAAGAGGTTTTAGAATTGAGTATTGAAAGACGTATTCAAGATGGGGAAAAAGTACCATTGCCTTTTGACGATGATGATTTCTCAGGGAAGTTTACTTTGAGACTTCCAAAATCACTTCATAAGCTTTTGTCAATTCAAGCAGAAAAAGAGGGAATTAGTTTAAATCAATATGCTTTATATAAGTTAAGCAGATAATAAAATATTTTAAATTAGGATTATCCGATTGTGGGTAGTCCTTTTTTAATGCAAGAAAAGGACTGATTTTATGAATACCCGCCCCGATAGAAAAGGCCCCCATAGGGCTAACTTTGAAAGAAATAAACAAAGAATACTGAAGACTCAGAATACATGTGGTATATGTGGTAAGCCTGTTGATAAGAGTTTGAAAGCACCTAATCCCTTGGCACCTTGCATAGATCACATAATACCAGTGAGTAAAGGCGGACATCCAAGCGATATAAGCAACTTGCAACTAGCGCATTGGACATGTAATAGACAGAAGTCAGATAAATTATTCAAAGAAAAAACAATAAAAGAGCAACAAGTACTAGGAAATAGAAATTTGCCTCAATCAATGGATTGGACTAAATATAAATCCAGATGATGGGGGGATACCTCCCCCTGTAGGGCTTAAGCGGACTTCATCACCGTTACTGTACATATTTTCACACGAGGTATTTTTGGAATTGAAAGGAAGTGATATAAATGGAACAATTAGTTTCTCAAAATTATGAAATTAACAAAGATATTGTTAAGAAATACGAAGACACTCAATCGGGAATTGATTATCTACGTAAAAAATTAAAACTATACCAACCGAGAGTTGTTGAGAGATATATTAGGTATGATATGAAAAAAGAAGACTATGATAGAGGGATTATGATAAGTAATGATTTAAAAAGACAATATAAAGCTGTATTAGGGTGGTGTTCAAAAGCTGTCGATTGTCTTGCTGATAGACTTGTGTTTAAAGGCTTCGACAATGATCCATTCGATATGAACAGTATTTTTAATATGAATAATCCTGATGTTTTCTTCGATAGTGCTATTCTTAATGCTTTGATTGCTTCATGTTCTTTTGTCTATGTATCAAAAGATGATGTCGGTGATATTAGATTGCAGGTTATAGATGCTGCGAATGCGACAGGTACTATTGATCCCGTAACAGGTTTGCTGAAAGAAGGCTACGCTATTTTAAAGAAAGATAAAGAAGGTCACGCAATTACTGAGGCTTATTTTGAGCCATATAAAACAACTATTATCAAAAATAAACAAAAAAATATATTTAAGCATAGTTGTTCTTATGCAAGTCTTGTGCCTATTATTCATAGACCTGATGCGGTGAGACCTTTTGGTAGAAGTAGGATCACAAAAGCTTGTGAGTATCATCAAACTTATGCTAAAAGAACTCTTGTGAGATCAGATATAACTGCTGAATTCTATTCATTCCCACAAAAATACATTTTAGGAATGAGTTCAGAAGCTGAGCAATGGGATAACTGGAAAGCGACTATATCTAGTATGTTAAGAATTGATAAGGACAGTGATGGTGATAAGCCGGTTGTTGGTCAATTCACAACACCAAGTATGAGTCCATTTACTGAACAGTTAAGAACTGCTGCAGCAGGTTTTGCCGGAGAATCTGGTTTGACTTTGGACGATTTGGGATTTGTTTCTGATAATCCAAGTTCTAGTGATGCCATTAAAGCAAGTCATGAGACTTTAAGAGTTATGGGTAAAAAAGCTCAGCGATGTTTTAGTAGTGGTTTTTTAAATGTTGGATATGTTGCTAGTAGTATGAGGGACGAATTCGATTATGAGAGAAGTCAATTCTACAAAGCTACAGTAAAATGGGATCCTGTATTTGAATCTGATGCATCTACTTTGAATTTGGTCGGTGACGGATTGATTAAATTAAACCAAGCTATTCCAGGATTTGCAGATAGTGAGACTGTTAGAAAACTTACAGGCTTAGAGGGAAAAGATAATGGATAAGGATATAGTCCCTGATTTGTTAGATTTGATTGAAAAATCATTTCAGAATAAATTTAGAAAAGATGAAAAGATAAAAAGACTGGAAACTCTTCTATTCGAAAAGAAAAGTAATCATATGAGCTCTAATGAATACGCTATGAGGTTAGGTGATATTTTATCTGAGTGTTATCTGGAAAATATATCAGAAGGAATACTTCCTAATGAGACTATGTATTATAATATTGCTAAGCGAATTATAGAGCCCACATTGAAAAAAAACTATGAATTGGTATCAACATATGCCTCAGACACTCAAACGAGTTTAAACAGGCAAGCTGGCTTAAATATTAAGGGTTTAAAACCGGAGATTAATCAAGACAGAATTGACGGTATTATAAACAGAGTCAGTGAGGATAAATTTGATAAAACAAAATGGGTGTTAAAAGAACCTATAACAAATTTCACTCAAGCTGTTGTTGATGATACAGTTAAAACTAATGCAGAATTTCATAGTAATTTGGGTCTATCTCCAAAGATTGTAAGAAAAGAACACGGAAGCTGCTGCGATTGGTGTAAAAAACTAGTTGGATCGTATAATTATGATGATATCAGCAATACTGGAAATGATGTGTTCAGACGTCATAGGCATTGTAGATGCACTGTGGAGTATGTCCCCGATAAAAATAGTAGACAAAACGTGCATACTAAAAGAAAGCGTAATTCTAATTTTAGTAATGAAAGAATTCAAAAAGCACAAGAATTACAGGATATAAGAGCACTAAACAGACATGAGGATTCATTGCAGTATAAACAATATATTTCTGTGTTAGGAAAAGACAAAATGCCCAAATCTTTAAGTGCCTTTCAAAAACTAAAATATGAGAATATTGAAGAATACGAGAAATTAAAGGATCACGTGTTTATTCAAAATAATTTCAATAAAGGGGTATGGAAAGATAAGGTTAATTTTGATAAACAGAAAAGACATATGCAATCAACTGTAGGGGAAAATAAAAGCTATTTTTATGATGACATAGATATAGAAAAGTTGTATAATGAGTATAAGATGACTGGATATATTGAAAAAGACAGAAATGGCAAGAGGAAAAGTACAGAAAAAATCACGTTAAATGAAAAAAAAGAATTAGGGATAGATTTTTATACTAATCGACCAATAAATGCTATGACTATACATTATGGCAAAACAGGTGTTCACTTAGTTCCTACATTTTTTGATACAGGAGAATAAATATGTTGCAAAAATACAATAATAAATTAGTTAAAATAACAGATATAGATAATCAGATGTTTTCCGGAAGGTGTCTATATGAAAATAAAGAAGACTTTGAAGAGGAATTTGATGGATTATCAGTAAAAACAGATAGCGGTTGGATTAAACTACTTGAAAATGAAATCAAATCAATAGAAATATTAGACTAAGCACACTAACTAATTACAACTGTAAGATGTTAGGAGTGCTTTTTTAGTGCATAATTTTAGGAGGTGGACGTATTTTGGCAAAGGATGACTATAATGTTATTGTTTTTAAAGTATTAACATACCTTTATGCAGTTTTAAAAAGGAAAACTGTATTTGATATTAATGAATTCAAAACAGCTATTGGTAGCATAGATGAAAATTATTTTAACGATTTACTTGAAATAATGCAAAAAGAGGGATTTATTGATGGGTTAATTTTTGCTCATGCTTGGGGTATTGAATCTATCATATGTAATGATTTAACTGATATGAGGATTACTTTTAAAGGTATGCAATTTTTAACTGAAAATAGTAAAATGCAAGAAGTTAAAAACTTTTTATTAAAAAACGTGGATACTATTTCAAGTTTGATTAAATTGGTATTTATGTAAAAATAATATCCCGTATTTAGTACAAAATTTTAGGAGGGGTAATGACAAGACTTGGTAATCAAAATCCAACAACATCTGTTTTATTGCCCTACGAAAAAACATACGGAGATTGTGCCATTGAATGGTACGAAAAATCTGGGAGAAAGGCTCAGCAATGGCAGAAAAACTTAATTAATCATATATTGGCTATTAATGATGATGGCTTATGGACTCATACAAAATTTGGTTTTTCTCTTCCACGTCGTAATGGTAAAAATGAGGTTGTTCTTATTCGTGAGTTATATGGTCTCTTAAAAGGTGAGGAAATGCTCCATACAGCACACAGAACTAATACATCACATACCGCTTGGGAGAGAATTATTAAAGTGCTGGAGTCTATGGGTTATGTCAACGACGAAAATTTTACAACTTTAAAAGCTAAAGGAAATGAAGAGATAAGATTTGTTGACGGCGGTGTTTTAAAGTTTAGAACAAGAACATCGACAGGTGGTCTTGGTGAAGGATATGATCTACTTGTCATTGATGAGGCTCAAGAATACACCGATGACCAACAATCTGCCCTTAAATACGTGGTTACTTCTAGTAAAAATCCACAGACGGTATTTATAGGAACTCCTCCAACGACAGTATCGGCAGGTACTGTTTTTTTAAATATGAGAAACAATGCTATCGATGGTGGTAGTAAAAACACAGGCTGGGCTGAGTGGGGAATTGATGAAGAATCAGATGTTAATGACGTAGAGCTTTGGTATAAGACAAATCCATCTCTTGGTACGATATTTACTGAAAGAAGTATTGAGGATGAGATTGGTACGGATGATTTAGACTTTAATATTCAGCGTTTAGGTTTATGGATTAGATATAACCAAAAATCAGCAATTACTCAAAAAGACTGGGATTCTGTTATGGCTCCAAGTTTACCTGCTCTTACTGGTAAGATTAATGTCGGGATTAAGTATGGTAATGATGGCAAAAATGTAGCTATGGCTATTGCTATAAAGACATTGTCGGGTAAAATCTTCGTTGAAGCTATTGATTGTAGGAGCATTCGTATCGGAAATGGTTGGATTATTAATTTTTTAAAACAAATCGATTATGAAAATGTAGTCATAGATGGTGCTAGTGGACAAGAGATTTTGAAAAAGGAAATGGATAGTTTCAAGCTTATTAAACCTATTTTGCCTACAGTTTCAGAGATTATTGTTGCAAACTCAAAATGGGAGCAAGCAATATTTACAAAAACAGTATTGCACAAGGATCAAGCTAGTTTAACTGATGTTGTGACTAATTGTTTGAAGAGAAATATTGGTAGTCATGGAGGATTTGGATATAAGTCGCAGTTTGAAGAAAATGATATTTCCTTAATGGATGCGTGTATATTGGCGCATTGGATATGTAGTGAAAAAATAGAAAAGAAAAAACAAAAAGTTTGGTGTTAGTAGTCTACTATTGTAGGCTATTTTTTAATACAAATTTCCTCGTAAGAGAGGCTAAATCGAGAAAGGAGAATTGAATAATGGGAGAATTTAAACCTATTACAACTCAAGAAGAGTTTAATTCTGCAATTGCAGAAAGACTCAACAGACAAAAAGAAAGCATTTTGAAAGATTATAGTGACTATGATGATTTGAAAAAAGAAAATGAGTCACTAAAGCATGAGTTATCAGATACTAAGTCTGTATTAGAAAAAAACAAACTAAATTCTGATGAGTTCAACTCAAGAATTGAAGAATTACAAGGAAAGATTAATTCTTATGAACTAAAGAATTTAAAAACGGACATAGCCTTAAAAAATGGCATTCCATACGAGTTGGCCGGTAGACTTGTAGGAAATACAGAAGAGGATTTGATGGAAGATGCAAAAAATTTATCAAATATGCTAGTAAGAAATGAACCTGTAGCGCCACTTGCAAGTGTGGAACCTATAATCGATGATGAGGATTCAGCTTACAGGAATTTAGTTAGAAATTTAGATTTACAAGGAGAGTAAAATGGGAAAAACAGAATTACAAAGAGGAGAATTATTCCAACCACAATTAGTAAAAGATTTAATCAATAAGGTTAAGGGAAAATCGTCAATTGCACAAGTTTCAGGTCAAACTCCGATTCCATTTAATGGATTGAAAGAATTTACTTTCACCATGGATAATGAGATTGATGTTGTAGCTGAAAATGGAAAGAAATCACACGGTGGCATATCTTTAGATTCTATAAAGATTGTTCCAATTAAAGTTGAATATGGTGCTAGAATTACAGACGAGTTCATGTATGCATCAGAAGAAGAAAGAATCAATATATTAAAGGCATTTAATGATGGATTCGCAAAAAAACTTGCTAAGGGCTTGGATTTAATGGCTATGCACGGTATTAATCCTAGAACTGGTCAAGCTTCTACTGTTATCGGGTCAAATCACTTTGATGCAGCAGTAAGCCAAAAAGTTGTATATGATGAGGCGAATGTTGAGGATAATATCGAAACTGCTATTGGGTTAGTTCAAGGTAGTGAAGCTGATGTGTCAGCAATGATTGTTGCGCCACAAGTAACTACTGCATTATCAAAAATAAAAGTAAATGGTGTTAGACAATATCCTGAATTGCGTTTCGGAGCAAATCCTGGCAACTTGAATGGGTTAAAAATTGACATTAATAAAACTGTTAATGCTAAACCATCAAAAGATGTTGCAATCCTAGGAGACTTTGCTGGATCATTTAAATGGGGCTATGCAAAGCAAATTCCACTTGAAGTTATTCAATATGGTGATCCAGATAACTCAGGTCGTGACTTAAAAGGATATAACCAAGTTTATTTAAGAGCTGAAACTTATTTAGGATGGGGAATCTTAGATGCTTCTGCATTTTCTAGAATTGAGGCTGCTGAATAATGATATTAATTAACACTAAAACAGGAGGAGTGCTAAGCTCCTCTTCTGTTGCAATGGGAGAGTTTTGGGTGGAAAAAGGAAAAGAAATCACTGAAGAAAAGAATGAAAAAGTGATTGAAACAAAATCTGACCAAACAGAAAATCAAACAGAAAATCAAGATGATAAATCGACTATTACAAAAAAAGATATCATGCAGGAGTTGGATGCACTGAAGATTGAATACGACTCTAAGATGACAAAAGATGAGTTATTAAAATTACTTCAAGGGTAATATTATGAAAGAATTTGCAACTGTAGAAGATGTAGTGCTTTTATGGAGACCGCTGCAAGATGAAGAAATGGATAGGTGCAAAGCTCTTTTAAAAACGGTGAGTGATATGCTAAGGTTAGAGGCAGAAAAAATGCAAATCGATTTGGATAAGAAAGCCGAAAATGAAGTATATCTAAGCGTTTTAAAATCAGTTGTTACTGATATTGTATCAAGGACTATGATGACTGCTACTGATGGAGAGCCTTTGAGTCAGTTTTCTCAGTCTGCACTTGGATATACTGTCAGTGGTACTTATCTTACACCTGGTGGAGGTATTTTCATAAAAAATAGCGAGCTTCAAAGGTTAGGTTTGAAACGTCAGAGATATGGGGTGATTGATTTTTATGAAACTGAAAGGAATACCGGTTACTTTGGTGAATCTGGTGAAGACTGGGACTGATCCTTTTGGAGCAGATGTTGTAACTGAAAAGGCGACTGTTGTTGATAATGTTCTTGTGGCTCCATTAAATAGTGATGAGTTAGTAAATGAATTGAATTTAACTGGTAGGCGAATTTCATATATTCTTGGTATTCCAAAAGGGGATTCTCACAACTGGGAGAATGCTATTGTTGAGTTTTTCGATGATAGATTCAAGACTGTGGGAAGTCCTACTCAAGGAATTGAGGATATGATTCCACTTCAATGGAATAAAAAGGTTAAGGTGGAGCGAATTGAATAAGTTTCGTTTTAGATTAAATAAAAAAGGAGTATCTCAATTACTTCATTCTGATGAGATGAAAAATGTTCTTGAAGAAAGGGCAGCGGTTGTCAAAAACCGTTGTGGTGATGGTTATGCATCCGATGTTGTAGATGAGAAAACAAGAGCATTTGTAAGTGTATATGCTAGTAGTTCTAAAGCAAGGCAAGAGAATATCAAGAATAATACTTTGTTAAAGGCTTTAAAATGATTGAAATAACGATTAAAAAATATTTGGAAGAAAAAATGAAGAAAACTGTGTTGTTGGAGCATAAAGAAAATGAACCGGCACAGTTTTTTTTAATTCAAAAACTTGGCGGAGGTTTTCGTGATGGAATAAGCTATGCAAGCTTTGCTATTCAAAGTTATGCTAACAGCAAATATGAGTGCGCTGTTATGAATGATGATTTGAAAAAGGCGATGCTATCTGCAATTGAGCTTAAAGATGTATCAAGTGTAAGACTTGATAGTGATTACGATTATACTGACGTACAAGAGAAAAAACACAGATATCAAGCTGTGTATGATATCTATTATAAAGATTAAAGGAGGATTGTATGGCTAATTCTAGTAATGTTTCTGCTGCAAAACCACGAGTTGAGGGAGCTATTTGGGTGGCACCGATTGGAACTGAGCTTCCAAAAGACGCTAATACTAAATTAAATGTTGCTTTTAAGGAACTTGGATTTGTATCAGAAGATGGAATGACTAATGCTGACAACTTAGATAGTGAAGATATTAAAGAATGGGGCGGTCAAACTGTATTAAAGATTTCTACAGAAAAGACAGATGATTTTACATTTAAACTACTTGAAACTTTAAATGTAGAGGTGTTGAAGTTTGTCTATGGTGATAAGAATGTCACAGGTACTGTCGAAACTGGAATCAAAGTTAAATCAACTGCAGATTTTAGGGAACCTAGAGCTGTTGTGGTGGATATGATTATGAATGGCGGATATTTGAAAAGAATTGTAATTCCTAAAGGGCAATTATCAAATTTATCAGATATTGAATACGTAAATAACGATGCTATAGGCTACGAAGTTACGGTGTCTGCTTTATCTTATACAGAGGGCAAGGAACAATATAACCACATTGAATATATTTCAAAGCCATCAGAAGTGTAGGAGGCATGAATGACTAACAAAAATAATTATATTAAAGGAATCACTAAAAGTGGTTTCAGATTTGCGATTGATAAGGATAGGTTAGAAAACTATGAGTTATTTGAACTTATAGCAGAAAATGAATCTAATCCAATGGTTATGCCAAAGATTTTGGTGTTGCTTTTAGGAGAAAAACAAAAAAATAATTTGCTTGATTTTCTTCGTGATAAAAAAGGACTAGTCAATGTTAAAAGAGTAGAGGAAGAATTGACTTCTATTTTTGAACAAGTAAAACCTATAAAAAACTAATATTCCTCGCTAGTGTGGTAAATAAATGTGAAGATGAATTGATTTGTGATTTGGCTGAATACTATCACATTTACAATTACAAGAAAATTCCTTTATCAACTGCTGCGGTACTAACAAGAGGACTTAGAGAGGATAGCCGAGTAATGATGTGTATGGGTGGTGAAAAGGGAGATTTCAAAACAAAACTTTTTGCTCTTATGACTGATTACTTGGCTTTTATTACTTGGTCTAAGACTAAAGATGCGCAAAAAGGAATTAATGCTCCAAAATCGATATTTGATTCTGTTTTTGCTAAGAAAATGGATGACGATGTCAAAGCGTACTACACTGGTGAGGAGTTTTTAAAAGCAAGAGAAAAGATATTAAAGGCAGGTGAGACAAATGGCAACTGATTTAGGCAAGGCTTATGTTCAAATAATTCCTTCTGCAAGAGGTATATCAGGAATGATATCTAATGAACTTGGCGGTGAAGCCATGAGTGCAGGTACTCAAAGTGGATCTAAGCTTGGCGGAGCATTAGTCGGCATGGCTAAAAGAGTAATTGGGGCAGCTGCTATTGGAAAGTTTATCAAAGACAGTATATTTCAAGGTGGTCAGCTTGAGCAATCTCTTGGTGGTGTGGAAACGCTGTTTAAGGACAGCTCTGATAAGGTAAAACAGTATGCTGCAAAAGCTTTTGAAACGTCTGGCATATCTGCTAATGAATACATGCAAAATGTAACCAGTTTTAGTGCTAGCTTGCTTCAATCTTTGGGTGGTAATACTTCGAAAGCAGCAGATGTAGCCGACATGGCTATGCGTGATATGAGCGATAATGCAAATAAGTTCGGCTCAGATATGGAAAGCATTCAGAATGCATACCAGGGCTTTGCCAAGGATAATTACACAATGCTGGATAACCTTAAACTCGGTTACGGAGGAACGAAGTCGGAGATGCAACGTCTACTTGCCGATGCAACTAAGCTTACCGGAGTGAAGTATGACATAAACAACTTGTCTGATGTATACAATGCAATTCACGCTATACAAGGCAAATTAGATATTACTGGAACTACTGCAAAGGAAGCGAGTGAAACTTTAGAAGGCTCTTTTAATTCTATGAAAGCCGCCTTTAAGGATTTTCAAGGAGCGTTGACTACAGGTGGAGATATTAATGCTACATTAAGTAATCTGGTGCAAACAACGGGTACTTTCTTGTTTAAGAACTTGGTACCTATGGTAGGAAAACTTGTGGGAAATCTTGGGTTGGTAATTCTTCAAGGAATACCTAAACTGATTAATGCTCTTAATCCTGCAATTGACCAAATATTTACCTGGTTGAAATCGAATTTCCCAAGGATTTTACAGCAAGGTAGTGAACTTGTAGGTAATCTGATACTTGGCATAATCAACGCCCAACCAGAACTTTTAAGTGCAGCAGGTAATCTATTGAACTCGTTTGTTCAGTTTGTATTGAGTAATCTTCCGGCTATATGGGAAACAGGAAAGAGTTTGTTTTTCAAATTAGTTGACGGAATTATCAATGTACTTCCTCAAATTGGAGAAACTGCATTGAAGATTATTACTGAATTTATTAATTACGTAACTAATAATCTGCCACAAATACTACAATCTGGTATTAAGATTCTAACGGAATTAGTTAACGGAATTATACAAAGACTACCTATGATTGGTGCTACAGTGTTAAAGATTGCAGCGTTGTTTTTGGCTACTTTGTTGGAGAAATTACCAGATATATTGGCAATGGGTGTTAAACTCATTGTATTTTTGGTTAAGGGTATAGTTTCTATGTTTTCAAATGTTCAAAATGCTATGAATAATTTGGGAAGTAGCATTATACAAGCGGTAAAAAAAGTAAATCTGTTTAGTGCTGGTAAAGCTATTATTGATGGATTCTTGCGAGGATTGAAGTCTGCATTTGAGCATGTAAAATCATTTGTTGGTGGCATTGGTACTTGGATCCAAAATCATAAAGGGCCATTGTCTTATGATAAAAAACTTTTAATTCCAGCAGGTAACGCAATTATGGGTGGTTTATATGAAGGATTAGATGATGGTTTTTCTAATGTTCAATCGTTGGTTAATTCAATGGCGCCACAAATCCAATCGGGATTTAACCTAGAGGATTATAGGGTTAATTCTACTGGATCTAATTACAATGATTTAACGGGATTAACAAATAATGATAACAACCAAAAACCTATTGAAATTACTGTTGTAAGTGAATTAGATGGCAGAGAAATCTCGAGAGGAACTTATCGCTATGATAAAGAGTTCATGGAAAGAGAAACAAAGATTAATAATAGAAGAAGAGGGGTGTATTAATGTTTTTTTATAATGGTACTGATTTTAGGGATTTGATTATTGTAGAAAATATAGAGCGCCCCGTTCTATCTTCTACAGAAAATAAATTGAATCCTTATATTGTGTTTAATGGATCAGATTTTATTAGCAGCAGAAGACAAGAAGCGAAATTCAAGATTACTTTTAGTTATGTTCAAGAAAACTTGAATACAATTAGAAGAGTTCTTGCTCAATTTTTAGGAACTGAAGAATTATCGGAATTATACTTTTATGATGATCCAGATATTATTTACTACGCAAAGGTTGATGGAGAAATAAAATCTTCTGAATACAAGGCTAATAATTACACTAAAGGATATGGGAAAGGCGAACTAACTTTTATCATTCCATCTGCTTGTGGATATAAGAGAGAGCCTGTGGAATTGTCACAAGCTAATGCTAAAAGTATTATGTGTGAAAATAAGGGTACGGATAAGACGTATCCTATTTTTGATTTCACATGTCATGGCAAGGTTACGATGATTGGAGTGACTAGTAAGCACGGCAGTTTCCAATTCGGAGATAGTAAGGAGTTTGCACCGATTAAACAGATGAAGATACACAAGGAACAAGCTAGTAGCTTATTCAAGAGTGGTAAGGGAACTTTAACTATTCTTGATAGGGTTATGAAAACTAGTGATGGTTGGGATATTGTGGACGCATCTAAACTTGTTGCTGATAGTGATTTTGATGGGAAGGTATCTAATACTACTACATCAAGTCCAAAGACTCCTAACGGGACTGTTACTGTGTCAAAGAACGCAAGGTACTGGGACAATGGAGTGAGGATTGCTAACTGGGTAAAAGGTAAGTCTTTTAAATTTGATAAGACAAAGGCTGTGAATAAATCAAAATCAAAGAAGGCATACAGACTTATAGATAAAGAGGGATATCTTGGTTGGTTGCTTGAAGAAGATATTCAAGGTCAAAGCCAAAGCACTGTGACTGGTGTGTATCCTTTTTGGAATAGTTCAAGTTTAAAGACATTCTCAACATTACCACTTCACAGAAAAGTTACTAACAATGCGACTGATTGGGAGATGACTTTCAAATTCAATTACAAAGCAAGCCCTGGACAATTTGGTTTTCTGACTTTTGGTATCACTGATAAAGATCAAAACATGATTGGCGGAATGAGGATAGAAACTATTAATGGTGACGGAAGAATGGCAATGGTGTGCTTGTGTGGTAGTGATGGTAAACTTCACACTGGATACAATAAAGCTGACTGGACAGGCGCTGTAACTATTACTAAAAGAGGTGCTATGGTTACATACTACATGTATAATCAGTTGAACGGTAAAAGCTACACTTATAGACTAATGAATGCTGAGATTGATGATGTAGTGGCTAGTGATGTTTATGTGTTATGTACTAAGAAGAACAACTACGACTTTATCCAAGCTTGTAATCCAATGCATATGACAATTACTGGTTATGATGCAGATATTTATGTTGAGAATAAAAGCAAGGAAGAGTTTTCTATGATTAATGTAGCCATTCCAAGATTTAATTTCAATGATGGAGATACTGTAAGAATCGACATGAACACTGGTTTTTGTTACCACAACGGACACAGATGCTTGATGCCAATTGCATTTGGCTCAAAACCTACTCCAATTTATCCGGGCGTTGAAGAAATAGCGATAACTACAGAGGGAGAATTTGGCTCTTATGTTGATTGTGATGTTAGTTACAGAGAGGTGTTCAAATGTTAATAGTTACAGATAGAAATCTACAAACATTGACAATAGTTAGTAATGATTATCCAGATGGCGTACATTTTCAAGATGATAAGTTCAACGAAAACTTGGAAACTGGAACTTGTATGCTTACTTGCAGTATTGACAAGGTTGTTGAAAAGGATGTCGAACTTATAGAAGCTGGATGTCTGGTTGTTGCTACTGGGTATAAGAAAAAGCCTGTTTTACTTGAGATTACAGAAGTTGTAGAAACAAGATATTCAAAGGAGATAGTCGCAGAAGATTGCGGACTTGATTTACTTAATGAAGATATCGCAGAACAAGATTTCAAAGGAACACTTGCAGAATGGGTCAACAATACTCTTGGTGAAAAATCAGACTGGGTTGTTGGAATTAATGAAGCTAAGGATAAAAACTTAGCTTTTAAATTTGATGGTACAACTACTAAGACTAAGAGACTTGCTATGATCGCAGGTCGTTTTGGCTGTGAGATTAGTTATGATGTTAAATTAAATGGTAATGCAATAGATAAAAAGGTCATTAACTTTTATAAGAAACGCGGCAAAGAGACTGGATATAGGCTTGAGTTCGGGCGTGATTTAAGTGATGTTAAGCGTACTGTGTCAATTGCGGACTTGTGTACTGCTGTAAGAGCTGTAGGTAAACCTCACAAGGAGCAAATCAGAGAAGTAAAACAAGTTGAAATTGAAGAAGATAAGAAGAAACCTGCACCAAATAGCAAGATTGAGTTATTTGTTAAATGGATGAAATCACGTGAAGGAAAGGTCAGATATTCACAAGCAAGACGTGAAGGTCCTAACTATTATGACTGCTCAAGTTCGGTGAGTAGTGCTGCGAAATTTGCAGGACTGTTTCCAAAGTCGGTGGGACTTCCAACAACTGGGACATTATGGGCTTGGGGAAATGCTGGAACGTACTTTCATCAAATCAATCAATCAGAAATTCAGTACGGAGACATATTCGTATCACGATACAACAACAAGGGTCATACAGGAGTAATATTAGATAAAAACACAATCATACATTGTACATTGTATGGATCCATAAATGGTATTGTGACTACTAAGCTTAACGGCTGGACCGGTCCTAATGCTAGGTTTTATCGTTGGAATGAGAACAAAGGCGGAACTATAGTTGATGCAACTAAGAAGACGTACTGGACTAATTCTGATGTTACAAAACACGATTTGGGCAAGAGATTGCAAGGAATAACTGCGACTCAAATAAATAACTGGATAAGAGCAAAAGCACCGAATTCACCATTTAATGGGCAAGGTCAGGTTTTTATTGAAGCTCAAAAACAATCCGGATTAGATGCAAGATATATATTAGCCCATGCAGCACTAGAAAGTGCGTGGGGCAGCAGTAGGATTGCAAGAACATATCACAATTACTTCGGTATTAATGCGTATGATAGTAATCCTGATAATGCTAAGAAGAGCAGTAATAGAAGTTTACAGGCAGGTATTATTAATGGTGCTGTGTGGATAAAAGAACACTACTATAACCGCGGGCAAAAGACGTTGTATGCGATGAACCACGATAAAAATGGACATAACTATGCTAGTGATAAGGCATGGGGAGATAAGATTGCTAATATCATGAAAGGATCTGAACGATATACTAATGCCGGTGCTACTGCTTCAAGTACTGAACAAGTATCCTACAAAGAACACGAAGTTAACACGGACTTGGTTGGATACAAGTATGATGATGGAAGATTCTATGTTACTGATGATGGTCTGATTTGCGATAGAGAAGCAGCTAAGAAGTGGACTAGATTCAATAAAACGGGTCAAAAATATTTCATAAGAATGTATGATAGTGAGGCTACTAGTCAAAAGACGTTGTTTGATGAGGGATTGAGGTTCTTGAAAAACAACAATGAGGCTAAGATTAGCTATGAGGTGTCACTGAGACAACTTCCAGGTGAGCTTGAAATCGGGGACTACATCAGAATTATAGACCACGGATTTAAGCCGGCGTTGTACTTATCTGCTAGACTTGTGGATATCACAAGGAGCTTATGTGATGAGCTTAGCAACTCTGCTATATTTGCAAACTTTGAAGAAGAAAAAGCGGGTATTTCTGAAAGACTTTTAAGTCTTGAAAAATCTGTGTATAGTAGCAGATTTAATTGGCAAAACGTACCATATGAAATGCAACTATCATCAAGTCAAGGTAATGTGTTCAAAGATGGTGTGTTGTCAACAGAAATTACTGCTATTGTAACTAAGGCAGGTGTGGATCAAACTGCTACGATTGATAAGTTTGTATGGGAAAGAGTGTCCGAATACCAGGACAAGATTACTACAAGTGATGAAAACTGGAACAAATCTAAAGAAGGCTCAACTGGTAATATACTTGGGATAAATAACACTGACGTTGATTTGCAAGCTACTTTTACATGCTCTGCAATGCTGAATGATGTTGCTGTAGCTACAAGTTTTATAACCATAAAGGACTTGACGATTGGAATATATAAGCAAGAAAAAGAGCCTGATAGAGCTAGTTTGAGTTGGGGCGATGTGTGGCAATGGGACGATGGCAAAGGTACTCACTTCAAGAGGTTGTGGAAAGGCGATAGATGGGAAGATACTATCACTAAAAGGGACTTGGAGATATTGGAACTTACTCCAGGACCTCCAGGGGCAGATGGCGAAGATGGTATGCCTGGTAAAGACGGCAAGGACGGAAGAACTTCTTATATGCACTTTGCTTATGCTGATAGTGAGGATGGAGCTGTTGGATTCACAAGAACTGCTACTAGTGGAAAGAAGTATATTGGATTCTACACGGATTTTGAAAAAGCTGACTCAACAGATCCAAAGAGTTATGAGTGGTCTAGATATGTAGGCGAAGATGGTAAACCTGGTAAGGATGGGGCTGATGGTATTCGAGGCAAGGCTGGAGCAGATGGAAAAACACCATATTTCCATACAGCATGGAGTAATAGTGCTGATGGTAGTAAGGATTTTTCTGTTAGTGAGGCAGGAGAAAAAGCGTATATTGGGACTTATACTGATTTCGAGAGAGCCGATTCAACAGACCCAAAGAAGTATACTTGGATGTTGGTTAAAGGAGAAAAAGGAGATCCTGCAGACACAACAGAGATTTGGAAAGAGATTGACGGTGTTAAGTCGGATTTAGGAGAAAAAGCCGACTCACAAACTGTTACAGATATTGAGTCAAGGCAACAAGCTGTTGAGGTTCTTATAAAGCAAATGCCTAACAAGAATGATGTTCAAAAATCATTTGTAGAAGTCGAAAAGGCAAAAGCGTATGCTGATACTGTGAAAAAAGCGTTGGAAAACGAGAGTTTGTCACTTCAAAACAGAATCAAAGTAATCGAAGAAAATGTCGGAGCAGGTAAGCTCACAATAGAAGCGATAACAACTTTTTTTGACTTCGGTGAGGAAGGTATTCTCATTGGTAAAAAGGACGAAGCAGTTAAGATGATTCTTAAAAACAATGCACTAGAAATTGTAGACGGGACTAAGACGGTTGCAAGATTTGCAAACTCACAAGTACAAGTACCGAATTTAAAGGTTGACGGGGTATTAGAGTTTGGATATCACATGGTAACAAAGCACGATAATGGTGTAAATAAATACACGATTATTAAACCGATTTAGGAGGAATAAATGGCAACATATACTGGTACAGCGCCTTCAAGCTTGTATGCGTATTTTAAATTAGATATGTCAGTTATCAGTCAATCAGAGGCTGATAACACATCAAGAATTAGATACAGATTATATCTTGAAAGTAGAGGCGGAGGAAGTGGCTATTCTCAAACAAAGAGAGCCACTTCTTTAATTTGTAATAATCAGACAATTGAGGAAACGACGACAACGTATAGCTTTGACAAAGGTGGCAGTTCTACATTGTGTAGTGGTACTTTTACAATCACTCATAATTCAGATGGAACAATGTCGTTTCCAATCAAAGCAAGTGTTGGAACACATAGAGGAACTTGTTCACTGAGTGCTACGATGACACTTCCTACTATCGCAAGAGCAAAGCCTATGACTATGAGTATCGTAGATTCTGTAGGTGATACGGTGTATTCTGCAAACATTGGAGATTCTGTAACTATTAATGTTACAAATACTTCTGGAAGGTCTGTAAGTCTTGGATGGGAAGCGGACAACTATTCAGGATATGTCGGTAGCATTACGGGTAGTAAAAATTTCACTTTCGATGCAAGGACATTCTCTGATGTATTCGGAAGTGAGTCAAGTGGATATGTGACTTTTACTGCTAGTGCAGATGATGGTACAAGTGTTTCAAAGACTATTACTCTTCGTGTTTATGAAATAAAAAAGCCTAGCATATCTTACGTTTCTGTTCGTGAAAATAATTCACAAGTTAGGAGTGTTTTCGGAAGTGACTACTTCTATACAAATATAAGTGATGTTAGCGCTTATGTCTCTGCTGAAGCATATAATGGTGCGAGTATTGAAAAGTACCTGGCGACATTAGATGGGTACACTACTTACTCAAATATCTCTACTATCGATATTGGTAGTGTAACTAAAGCTGGAGAAAGAAACATCACTTTTGAAGTTGTGGATAGTAGAAATCAAAGAAAATCTTACGGAGAGAATATAAGAGTTAAAGAGTACAATCCACCAACTGCTGAATGTAGTGTTACAAGACAAGGCGAAGGATTGAATGCTTCTGTGAAGGTACAACATACTGTATCCGGAGGTAGTACTGATAATAATACTTGTAATGTAACTGTTGATGTGAGGGAATTGCCGTACGGAAGTTTCTCAACGAAATACAGCGCAAACATAAATATTGCATCTACTACTCAATCGGTGAGTTTGGGAAGTGGATATAAGGAGTTTGCATCGTATGAGGTTAGAGTAACTGCGACGGATAAGTTCAGAAGTTATACTGCGTTGGTTACGGTGCCAACACAATCTATAGGAATTGCCATAAATCCAAAGAATAACAGTGTTGGTATAGGGAAGTTTCCTGATGATAAACTTGTAGGAAATGATAATCTTGAAGTAAAGGGAGATATTTTCGCACAAGGCATTGAAGCTGACTTGACTTTAAAAGCCTGGAAGGCCGATATAAATTATCTTAATATCAAAGATGAATTAAAGATTAATGACAAGGCATTGGATATTAAGCCTTTTGCAGAATATAATTCCTCATCAAGGTTGGATACTGAAAGTACTAGGGATTTGTTCGGTACTGCTGACTTGGGTCCTGTTTCTTATGAAGGCTCCATTGGCGGATTTGCATACAGTGATGTTATTAGGGTAAATTTCCCATATTATGTTAATTCAATTAGCTACTTGAATATGTGTATGGTTGGTACTAGTGATACGGGTATATTCCCGTTCATTATCAGTTATGATTCATCGGGATTTAGATTAAGGGTGCTGAATATAGTAAACAGTAATACTACTAACAGAGTAGAGATTTCATATCATGTGAGAGGAGAAAGGTAATGGCAAGTAAAGGAGATAAACTACATGGGTAAATCTATTGAAACAATTGGTTTGAAAAATATTAGTATTGATTTTTTAAATAATGAAATACAGCATCTTTTTGTGGTGCAAGGAGACACTAAAACAAGAGGATTGCTTGTAAGAATAAAGGATAATAACGGCAATACAATACCTGCATCTACGGAGTATGAGCTTAGGTTATATGCGAAGTATGCAGACGAAGCTAAGCTTTTATATAGTGTTGCAGATATTGTAGATGAAAAGTATAGAGTATATCTGACTACTGATATGCTAAGAAAGGTTGGAACGCTGATAATTCAACTTGCATTGTACAAGGACAATGTTGAGTTAATTCAATCAAAGCAAAGTAGTCTCCAAGTACATCCATCTATGACATGTCAAATTGACTTGGGTGAAGACAAGGTAATAGACATTATTAAAATGCAAGAAAGCTTAGACGGATTTGAAGAAAAACTAGATAAATTGAAAAATTTTGATGGATTTGACGGTTTAGATGACCTAAAAAAAGGCGAAGAAGAAAGAAAACAAGCTGAAAGATTAAGAGTTCAAGAAGAATCAAAAAGAAGTGAAAATGAATCTACTAGAAAAGATAATGAAGGCGAGAGGAAAGAATCAGAAAATCAAAGAAATGTTTCCGAGTCAACTAGGGTAGATAACGAAAAGCAACGCGTGTCTAACGAAGAAATAAGGCAAGCAAACGAAAAAAAAAGAATCGCTTCTGAAGATGAAAGAAAACAAAAATGTGAGTTGTATCAAAGCAACGAAGAAAAAAGAATTGAACAAGAAAACGCTAGGGTAAGTAAAGAGGAAATAAGAATTTCAGAAGAACAAAAAAGGTCTGAACAAGAATCGTCTAGAGTTAAAGCAGATCAGGAAAGAAACTCTAAGGAAGTTGAGAGAAGTTCTAATGAAGAAAAGAGATCACAGCAAGAGTCAGAGCGTGTTCAAGGAGAACAAACAAGGATATCTAATGAGCAAAATAGAGGTGAAGCTGAACAAGTAAGAATCAACAACGAAGAAGATAGAAAAACTAATGAGTTGAATCGTATCGAAGCAGAAAAACAAAGACAAACAAAAGATTCTGAGAGAGATATCAAGTTTGGTGAATGGAATAAAAAGATTGAATCACTGGGGAATACTCCAGGGGAGTTACCAGAGATACCTAAAATTGAGAGGGCAACGGAGACAACAGCTGGTGTTGTCAAGCTAAAAGGCTTATCAGAAGAAGACGATACAGCAGTATCATATAACTTATACAACAAGGCTATTACTGAAAAAGAACAAGCTATTAATACAAAAATAGAAAAACAAGATATTAAATTATCGTCACATGATGAAAGTATAAAGTCATTAGGAACTAAAACCGATGAATTAACCGATAAATTAGACAATAAAGCAACAAAAGAAGATATTAATACATTAACTACTGATTTATCCTCAAAAGCTAGTCAAGATGATATTAAAAATCTAACAACTCAAATATCATCGAAAGCTAGTAAAGAAGAAGTTGAACAAATCAACACAAGTATTGAAACAAAAGCTAGTCAAGAAGATTTGGAAGCTTTATCAAGTCAATTAACGGAATTGCCATCACAAGAAGCAATCGATAAATTAACTACTGATTTAGGGTTGAAAGCTAATCAAAGTGAAGTGGTTAAGTTAAAAACCTTGATTGATAGCAAATCAGAAAAGGCACATATTCATTCAATAGCAGATATAACTGATTTACAAACAGCACTTGACAAAAAACTGGAAGCGACTGATATCAGCGGACTGGACACAAAAGTTAATGCAAACGCAAAGAGCATATCAGATATATCTACAACGCTTAACAATAAGGCAGACAAAACAGACCTTAATCTCAAAGCAGATGTAGGACACAAACACGCTATCAGTGACGTATCAAATCTACAAACTGTACTGAACTCAAAAGCAAGCACAAGTCACAAACACGATATAAGTGATGTTAACAATCTACAAACGACATTGAACGGTAAGGCTAGTACAAGTCACATTCACCCTATATCCAGCATAACAAATCTTCAAACTACATTAGATAATAAAGTAAGTAAAACTGATATATCAACGTTGCAAAGTAGTATTGATGGCAAAGCAAGTAAAAGTCATACACATACAATTGAAGATGTGAACAACTTACAAACAACATTAGACGCAAAAGCTAGTAAAGAGGACTTAACGGTTTTGGATAATAAAGTAAGTAACTTGTCAAATGATAGCATTAAGAATAAGAATGGTTCTGGAAAACTAAGTTTTTGGACAGGCACAGAAAGTCAATATGACAGTATATATTCCAAAGACAGTAGCACGATTTATTTTATAAAGGAGTAGAAAATGATAAGTAAAATACCAAAATCGGTTGGAAATAAGGATGTTTCAAAGATTATGAAAGGTAGTAGTTTGGTATGGGAGAAATTGTCGATTAAAACTATATCGTGGACTATAAGTAACCGAATATCTCAATATGCTAATAATTTGATTGTGCCAAGAGATTTTCAGCCAGAACTAAAAGACAAACAAATAATCTCTGTTAAAATTGGAGATTTAGGAGAAGTGGTGGACGGCATTACTAATAGTGTACCGTATTTAGAATTTTCAAAATCTTTTGATGAAATCTTTGGTACAAACGACTGGATACGTGCAGGAACAATTATAACAGTAACTTATAAATAAAGGAGCGCAAAACGTTGAAAAATACACATTTACACGGGGGGGGTAGTACAAGTTATGTAGTACCCTACGATTGCTTATGATTAAAATAGGCAAAGACACAAAGGACATAAAGCTTGGCAGTAAGCAAATTTTGAAAGTATATCGTGGTATTGATATTGTGTGGGAAAAAGACATAGGAACTTTAGTGTATTATGATACTGGACGATCGAGTTATGAGTTTAGTGTTAATTCTTGGAACAAACTGAACACTTACAAAAATTATAAATTCGTAACAAGTAAACCAGACAACGAATATTCAATCGTGGTTAGTGGTTCATACAACACTGTGAAAAATAACAGTGTTTTCAGAATTACAAAAAATTGCGACATTAAGATTCGTAATACTAGCTACAATTACTACGATATTAAGATTTACGAGGTAGATGAAAAGGCAACTATAGTGATTTAACACGAGGAGGGATAAATGCAACAATTTCTAAAACTGCTTGACACTGGATTTACCTTCGCGTTTGCGGCCGGAGTGTGCGTGTTTGTGTTTAAATACGCACCTCTTTTTGTGAATGCGTGGATGAATTTTAACAAGTCGATAGATAGAAATACGGAGATTACAAACAGGCATTATGACGAAACTGTAGATTTTAAAAGACAGTTATTAGATCTCAAAGAAAAACTTGAACATCATAATATTAATGCATTAGATTTACAAAGAGATCATGATGAAATACTAAAAAATCAAGAAGAAATATTGAAGATTCTTGGAGAAATGAAGCAGATTGTACTGGGAGGAGGTAGACGATATGACGACTAGAAAAAGAAAACAAAAAGTGTTGACACGTGTTAATAATACGTGTATAATATAAGTGCAAGTTAGATACTTGCTCAAGTACTCAACCCTCAAATACCAATCAACGACTTTAAAGACAATTATAAGATTGGAGGGAGTATGGTTAAACCATATAGAGAGGTTATAAAGGTTCTCAAAAATAACGGTTGGGTTTATGACCATACAACTGGTTCGCATGAAATTTACATTAAAGACGGTAAAATATGTCCTATAAAATGCAATAAGAAAGATATTCCAGCTGGAACTTTGGCGAACATTAAGAGAATAACAGGGCTAAAATTTTAGCCCTAAACCTCTAGTTAGGAGAGATTTTATGAAAAAAGACAAATATTCATATCCTTGTATAATAACGTATGATAAAAGTGACGGAATATACTACGTTGATTTTCCCGATTTGGAAGATTGCTTTACTGACGGTGAGTCTTTGGAAGAGGCTTTATATAATGCAAAAGATGTCTTAGGATTGGTTCTTTATGCTAAAGAAGAAAACAACATTGAAATTGAACCACCTAAAAATAAGCCTATTTTCACTGAAGAAAATCAATCGGTATCTTATATTTCTGTTTGGATGCCTTTAATACGTGATGAAATAGAAAACAAGTCTATAAAAAAGACGGTTACAATTCCTAAATGGTTAAATGACTTAGCTGAGGATAACAATGTTAATTTTTCTAAAATTCTTCAAACGTCATTAAAAGAATATTTAGGGGTTAATAGATAACTTATTTTAATGGCATAAGTTATATACTAGGTTACAACAATAAAAAAAATATATTTAAATTAATTACAATAATTAATAAATCAAGCATTATGTATCACACTACATAGTGCTTTTTTATTATAAATTTTTATGAAAGGTGTGATTATATGACTAAGCTTGTAGGTGTGGATGTATCGAAGTACAACGGATATCCTGACTGGGCTAAAGCTAAGCGAACTGGCGTACAATTTGCGATATTACGTCTTGGCAGCGGTTACAATGGTGGATATATCGATAAAACATTTGAATACAATTACAGAGAGTGTAAGAAAGCTGGAATCGGTGTTGGTGTGTATGTTGCAAGTTATTTGAACATCAGTTCTGAAATTGATATGACTTTGAAAGCACTAAAGGGTAAGCAATTGGAATATCCAATATACTTCGATATCGAAGACTTTAGTTTGAGTGGACGAAGATACACAAACACACAATTAACGAATTATACCGTTAGATTTTGTTCAGAGGTTGAACGAGCAGGGTATTACGTTGGTATTTACAGTAACAAGGCATTCCTTGACAGCAGATTATACTGGGAACGTATTAAAAAATACGATATTTGGATAGCTCACTGGAATAAGAATGTAAACTACAACGGCAAATATGGAATGCACCAATACACAAATCAAGGTCAATGGCGCGGTATAGCATCGACTGGAGAGGGCGGTGTTGATACAAACTGGTGTTTTGTGGATTATCCAAGCTTGATGAAAAAATTAGGGCTTAACGGATACAAGGAACAAAAAGCAGAAGTGAAAGGACTTACAAAGATGGAAGAAGAAAAATTACTGGATCAAATTAAGCAGACTGTAGTAACCTATGAAGCGAAAGACTACGAATTGGCAGTGAAAATTGCTAAACAACATAAAGCGGTTTTGGTTCCTGCTGAATTAAACATGGATTTCGGCAAGATGAAGAGATCAAAAGATACGATAATTGGAATTGGAAATTCTACTGGTAAAATTAGTGGAAAAGATTACGGTATCACTGGGTACTGTGACTATTTAGTAAGTGCCGATAGGGTTGATGAATTTTTGAAAGACAGAAGTAAGTTTTTAAGGAGGAAATAAATGAAATTAAAAAATGAAACGTATGATGTGTTGAAATGGATTGCTCAGATATTGCTACCTGCTGCTGCAACTTTATATGTAGCGGTGGCGGGTATATGGGGATTTCCATATGCAAAGGAAGTAGCGGGAACAATATCCGCGGTGGATCTATTCATTGGAGCGCTATTAGGAATTAGTTCAATGAACTATTATAAAGAAAAATAATTAAGAAAAATACGATAAATTAAAAAGGGCCTGAATGGCCCTTCTAACATCTAAATTTAAGAAATTAGTTCTATTTCACGTGGGTATAAATTTTGTGGTGTTTTTCCTGCACCATTACTATACCCATTGAGTAATTCATTTGGGTAATTTACAAGGTTAATGATCGTTTTATGGTCGTTAACCTTTATTTTTTTTATTAGAAGTCTTATCATGGATCCAGTTAAAGGCTCATGAAGGAATTGAAGATATCTTTTTTTGATCACGTCTCTATCTAATACTACTTGTTTGAAAGGCGGTATGTAGATATTATCTATTTGTCTATCTAATTGTTCCAGTTTATCAATTAATGCTTTTGAACCTGTTTCAGCCATTAAATTAACTATATTGTCTCTTTGTCTAATTAGTTTGTTTTTTTGTTTTTCTAATTCTCTATAAGGATTTTCCATTTCATAATTGGATACTACATAATCAACTATAACATCTATATTTTTTTCGTGAATTAAATGATCTCTTATAAGGCTTGTTACAACTTCTTCTAATAGGTCGGCTCTTATTGACTTAGCTCCACATCTATCGTTGCAGCGGTAATAATAGTATTTCTTCCCAGTAGAGGATTGTCTACTACATCCTAGCATAGGGGCGCCACATTGTTCACAGAAAACTAATCCTGATAGTATATAATCTCTTTGAAACACTCCGTGATTTTTTGAGATTACATAGGCAAGAGCTGTTTTAAATTTT